CCACTGTTGTACCAGACTTCAATGGAATGCGTGCCGAATACCCACAGCTCCCGGTGATCTGACAACACTGCAACGGTATCATCCGGCGCCCCTTCCGCTGTTGCAAACCGTAACGGGTCAAACCCGGTTGATAGCAGGTCTGACAGGAAGAATTGCCCGGTACCGGCCCGGTTGAAAATGAAATAGCCGTCTTGGTAGGTAACGGTTGTTGCCGGGTACCAGCCGTCACCCGAAAGCTCTCTCAGTCCATCGGTTTCGTTGTAGGCATAGCCCCGCTTGCCGTCCACAAACACAAGATCAATCCCGTTTGTTGCGGCAGATACCGCGCCAGCCTGGTCCACTGCTCCGATATCGGTGTACTTGCCTGCATGGTCTACGTAATAAAGGTTTGTGGCGGTGACTGCATACAGCTTTTCATTCAGCCTGTGTAGTGCTTTTACCGGCGCTGTTGGCAGTCTTGAAAACGGCCAGGTTCCAGGTGTGCCGTACAAGGCCACGGGAGTCTTGCTGTCTGGCGGCAAACCTTCAGCGTAAAGATTCACCAGGCGGGAGCCATTGGCGGCCTCTGCCCGGGTCTGGTTGCTGCCGGTTGCCCACTGAATCGGTCGCATCATTAGCCTGGTCCACTGTAAATGTCATAGCCTCGGGGTTGGGTCAGCCCAGGATCTACCTGCAGCTCACGGAGTCTTGTGGTGCTGTTGGTTCGCTTCAGTACCTTACGGGCCTGTGAATACTGCGCGGCAATCACCTGATCCACCTGTTTGCCGTACTCCGGCGCCAGCTCCAACGCCAGACCAAGACGGATAGCACGCTCATACCCTGGCGGAAACTCCACTTCAGCGGTCAGTGCCGGCAGATCCTGAATTGGCTTGGAGCTCACCATCACCAGTTTGTTGCCAGCTGCGGTCACGGCGCTGAATCTCAGGATGCCCAGCGGGTTATCGGACGTGTAGTAGGCATAGCGAGGAAATGACTGCACGTTGCTCTTGATGGGGATATCGGACCACGTATTGAGCCCGACAATCTCCACAGCCACGGAATGCCCGGACGCTTCCCTGATATTCAGCTTCTCAATCACAGTTGGCCGGACGGTATCGAAGTCTCCTCCGGGACCGATCGTAAAGGAATTCTGCTCTACCAGGTCGAACTGCTCATGCACCAGGGCGGGCACCAGCAGGGTTTCGTTGGTCCAGCTGTCCAGCATCTGCTTGGCATACAGCAAAGCGTCCTGTAACTCAGCGGGCCTTGCTTCTTCCCCACTGGCCAGGACGCCTATGCTTCGCAGTGCGCTTTCAACCAATCGCTTCGTGGTTGCCATGGCGCTTTACTCCAGGCCGCTGCGGACCTTCTCGATCAGGGTTTCTTCTTTCCAGGCTTTCAGCATCTTCACACCAAGGTACCGGCCCAGCTTCACCAGTTCATCCTTGGTTAAGTCGGTGGGCTCCTCGTTGAAACGCTCCAGCAGTTCGTCACGCTCCTGGTCGTTATCTTCAATCTGGTCGGCCTGCTCTACAGGGGAATCCTGCCAGCCATCGGCTTCCAGGGCTTCCAATTCCTCGGCGGTAACGTTCACCAGCTTGGGCTTCTTGTCGGCGTGATAGATCCAGGTGCGGGTTTTTTTGGCTTCTTCAGTCATTGCGGTATCTCCAGGCGGGATAAAAGTAAGGGCCTGACGTGTGCCTGGCCCTTACTCGTTGCTGCTACCTACCAATCAGCCTTCAGCTGACCACATGCGGTGTGCCAGCTCAGGGTAAATCATGTGCGCACCCCAAACGGCGTCAATCCGCGTGATCTCTGATTGCTCGTTGATATCGTATGCCCCGGTCATGGACAGTGCCAGGCCGGAATCCGGATCACGAACGCGAGACTTCACAGTGGCAGACTGCGGCAGTTCCAGGTCAACCATTGCCAGGGCAATAGCATCGCGGTGGAACAGGAAGTTTTCGCGGTATGTGGTGTCCGGGCTGCCCAGAACAGTAATGGCGGCGTTATCAGCAGGTGCGGCATCCACGTTCTGGTATGCCTTGGTGCTGATTGTGTCGCCTTCCTGGTTGGTGGTGGTGCCGGTACCATCGTTGATAGCAGGGCTGATCTTGATGGTAGCCAGTCCGCCAGCGTCCGAATCAACGTCCTCCTGCACAACAAAGTGCTTCAGGCGGCCGGTGGATTCGTAGTTCTGCGGGTTGATCTCATACACCCCGGCAAAAGTAATCACGTCACCAGCCTTCAGCAGACCGGTTACGCTGGTGTCCCAGCCATCGGTCTGGATAGTGTCGCCAGTCTGATCTGCAGCCGCAGTCAGCGGCGTACCACCATACGCACCCACGGTGTGAGTCGGCAGGTTGGCGGATTCAAACAGGTCAAAGCCGGCCAGCGGCCCCATATAACCTTTCTGAATGGCGCCTTTCACCATCATTTCGTTGTTCTTGTTGCTGATTGCGTCAGACACTTCAGCCGCATCCAGCATGTTCAAGATACAACGGCGCATCCCATCATCGGGAACAGCCACCTGGCCCATGTACGCCTTCGCAAGATGGAAATTCTTGAGATTGATGGCGGTACCGGGCGTGCCGGAGCTGAAGAACGCTTCTTTCGCGGTCAGCAGGATCGAACGGTCAATGACGTTGGCAATCTGGATCATGCCAGACTTCAGGTAACGCTCACTGAATTGCTCAACACTGAGAGTCCGGTCACGCATGGTGACTTCCAGGCCGAAGTGTTCCTGGCGGTTGATGTTGAACGGGATGCTCAGGTCAGTCATGGGCTGCTTCTGCAACACACGTCCTGATGCAGTTTTGGTGCGGAAAGGCTTTTGCAGGGAAATGGAGTCACCCACTTTTGCAAAGCGGCGTTCCAGGTCGCGGTGTACCAGCGGCGCGGCCACCAGGTTGTTTTTCAGAAGGCGCAACGCCTCCTTTACGATAATGTCGTCCGTCAGCAGACGGTTACCTTTTTCACCGTTGAGTTGCGGCATGGCTCAATACTCCTAGTCAGTTACCAAAAGCCCCTGCCGTTTCGCTCCCGCTCGTTCATGGTGCGCTCATACTCAGAAAAGTCCATATCGGCTGCACTTTTCGAGGATGAATCGCTACCCCTCACGGGCTCGATTGGGTCAGGCGCCTGGGTTGTCTTTTTACCGGGCGGTTTCATGTTTGCCACTTTGGCTTCCAGCTTCCCAATTTCCCGGGCCTGTGCCAGTGGCGACAAACCAGCAATGCGGCTGGCCTCGTCTTTGTGCTTGCCAAGATAGTAGGCCACGTCACCAGGATTCTCTGAATCCGCCAGGGCCTTGACCATATCCTTGGTGATCTGCACGTCAGGTGCGGTCACCACTTCATCGAAGTCGTCATACTTTTCGCGGCTCTCGTCAAACGCTTCTGTCACGTCCTCCAGTGCCTCGGTGTATTCCGTATCTTCTTCCTGGTCCTGGTCCTGCGCGTTGTCGTCGGCGCCCTTGTCTTTCCCATCGTCAGCCCCTTTCCCCTTTTTCTGTCCGGCTTTCCAGTCTGCCAGTGAATCCAGGTAATCGTCATAGCTGTCGAAGTCTGAAGGGTCCGGTTCGTCGGTCCCGGTGTCGCTGATACGTTTATCGTCGCCCTCGGGCTGCTTGCCCTGGCTGCGAATACGCTTCAGCTCGTCCTCTGCCTCTTTCGCTCTCTTGGTCAAACGGTCAATGCGCTTCTGGTACGAATTCCGGGCTTTGCCCTTGGGCTTCTGTACCTCGCCGGCATCATCGGCGGGTTTTCCATCGGCATCGTCCTTGCCTTCTTCCGCTGAAACGTCCTGGCCCTCCTGTTGGCCCTCTCCCTCGTCTTGGGCTTTGGCCGATCCTTCACCCTGTGTTTCCTGAGTATCGCCTTCCGGCTGATCCCCAACGGCCTCGGTAACGAAAACCTCGTAGCTTTCGGTTTCTTGCTCAGGTGTCTTGGCTTCTTCTGCCATGTCGCGTTGTCTCCTTCGCGGATTTATCCCCTGTGATAAGCCACAGGTAGCTTGTGGTCACATTATAGCCTGTTATCAGGCATTAACAGCAACTTCGCTGCCTTGCTGGCCTTGCGCCATGATCTCGGCCATGGCTTCAGCTACCAGGTTGCGCACGGTTTCTTCAATGGAGCCTGGCCCTGCCAGCATAGCATCCCGCTCGATCTCGGCCAGCTTGGCGCGGGCTTCAGCGGTGTCAGCCTCGGCCTTGGCCATATCAGCCTGCGCACGGGCGGTGTCTGCTTCTGCCTTGGCCTTGTCTGCCTCGGCGCCGGCCATATCGGCTTCAGCCTTGGCCATTTCGGCCTGTTGCTCTGGTGTCGGCTGCGGTGGCTGGATATTCAGTTCGTCCATTTCGTCCTGGTCCAGAATGCCCGGTGGCAGGATCTTCTTCAGGCGCTTGCTGATCTCGTCAGCTCCTGGCCAGTCCATGTTTTTGGCTATCAGATCCGCCAGCACACCAGCTGCAGACGGCACAGCTTGAGCAAACTGGATCAGACTGTCCGCGGCCTGCATTCGTTGAGTCTGGTAGCCAGGGCCTGCCTTCACAGTCACGTCGAACTTGCCTTGCGCGATATCGTGAACCAGCACGGGCTTCTGTGTTTCCTCGTCCATAACCATCTGGTTGATCCGGAGCCAGTCGCCAGTGCCGTCCTCAAACTGCACCCGGATAACGCGCTCACTGTCGTACACCCTCGGGATCAGCTCGATACAGATCTGCCCGATACGGCCAATGGCACGGCTCAGGTTGTCGATGTAAGCAAAGGTGCCCCGGTCGCCCTGTTGCTGGCGTGCCAGGATGGCCTTGCCGCTGGTTTCATTGCTCTGCGCACCAACGCTGGCATCGTACAGGCCAATGGTGGCCTTCATTTCATCCGTGAAGCTCATTGCAATCTGCAGCTCTGCTGTGGGCATCGGCGTGCCCTGGTTGCGCTGCGGTGGCGGGATATCGGCGCGGGCGTTGTATCTCA